GAGGAATAGAGCTACGTCCAAAGCAAAAAGAAAATGTTGACAAGCAGCTTCAAAAAATTGGAGAGCTTGCTGACCAGTACAAACGTGAAACTCGGGGCAAAAAAGACACTAGTTTGCGCGGTAAGATTCGTGATTTAACAGGCATGAAGTCCGGCGGCAAAGTATCCAGCGCGTCCAGCCGTGCTGATGGCTGCTGTGTCAAAGGCAAAACAAAAGGCAGGTATTTATGAACGACGCACACGACGCAAAAACAATGGCTGATGGCGCTGCCGTAATAATGGGCCTTGGTGGTTTTTTAGGATGGATGACTCCCGTGGTAACACTTATTGGCGGCGTTTTTACTATTATTTGGATGGGTATTCGTATTTGGGAAACCAATACCGTACAGCGGTGGTTTAAAGACGATGCCGAGTAGCAGCGCAAAGCAGCACAAATTCATGGAGGCGGTGGCTCACAACCCATCGTTTGCCAAGAAGGTAGGAGTCCCATAGTCTGTGGGGCAAGATTTCAGTAAGGCCGATAAAGGCAAAACTTTTAAACGAGGTGGTGATATGGCTAAAGCAAACCCTTTCATGGAAATGATTGCCAAGAAAAAAGCAATGGCAGCAGGTAAAAAACCAGCAATGCCAATGAAGAAAATGGCTACCGGCGGTTTTGTTCGTGCGGCTGACGGCATTGCTACTAAAGGCAAGACCAAAGCTAAGCAAATCAAAATGAACAAGGGCGGCATGGCCTGCTAAGGAGTACTTCATGAAAGCACGAGATTTAGCAGCCCTTGCAGCTTTGGGCTTAGGCGGTGCGTACTTGTACAACCGCAATAAAGGTGATGCTGGACAGAGTGCCGGTAATGAAGGCCGTAACGCTCCCTTACCCGGGCAAAACGCGGGTAACGAAGGCCGTAATGCAGCTATGCCCGGTCAAGACTACAGCAATGAAGGTCGCAACGCGGCTATGCCCGGTCAAGACTACAGCAATGAAGGCCGCAACGCGCCTGTGCCAATGGGCACACGCGGATCCTATATAGGCGGCGATTCCGTTGTTGCAAACCAAGCAAAACCGGTAGTTAAAGCCGAAGCACCGGTAGTTAAAGCCGAAGCACCGGTAGTAGCCAGAAAACCTGTGGCAGAAGCACCGGTAGCCAAAGCACCAGCCGTAGATGCTAAAGCAGCCCTTGCCCAAGGTGATGCAGCTAAAGTAGATTCTTTGGCGACTACCAAAGCGTACATGGACGACCAAAGAGCTAAGGCCGCAGAAAGATCAAAAGAAGCTAAGGCCGCTCTTGCCCAAGGTGATGCAGCTAAAGTAGATTCTTTGGCGACTACCAAAATGTACATGGACAGCCAAAGAACCAAGGAGATGTTAAAGACCGCAGAAGCTAAGGCCGGTCTTGCTCAAGGCAATGCGGCTAAAGTTGCATCACTACGTGCTGCTGCTGATGCTCGAAAACAAACGGCTGCCAAAAAAGCAGAAGCTACCGCAAAATCTCAAGCAATCATTGACCGTATAGCAAACCGCAAAAAGCCGTTTGCAAAAGACGAAGCGGGCAATTACATGAAGCGCGGGGGCGCAGTCAAGAGAATGGCTTCCGGCGGCGCAGTCAAATCGTCGGCTTCTAGCCGTGGTGACGGTATCGCCCAGCGGGGTAAAACCCGTGGAAAGATGTGCTGAACCATGATGGCCTCACGCGGTATGGGCGACATTGACCCGTCCAAAATGCCAAAGGGCAAGAAAAAGGCCCGTAGGGATAGTACTGACTTCACCCAGTACGCTGAAGGTGGTAAGGTCAACGCCGCAGGTAACTACACCAAGCCAAGTCTGCGTAAACGTATTGTGTCCCAAGTAAAGGCAGCGGCTACCCAAGGTACTGGCGCAGGCCAGTGGTCAGCCCGCAAAGCACAGCTTGTGGCTAAGAAGTACAAAGCTTCTGGTGGAGGGTACAAGGATTGAAAGCACCACAGCAATCCCTAAAAGATTGGGGCGACCAGAAGTGGCGTACCAAGTCGGGAAAGCCATCGTCAAAAACAGGTGAGCGTTACTTACCTGAAGCTGCTATAAAATCTTTGTCACCCGTTGAGTACGCAGCAACCACCAAAGCTAAACGTGCAGGCAAGGCAGCGGGTAAGCAGTTTGTGGCACAGCCCAAAACCATAGCAAAGAAAACAGCGGGGTTTAGATAATGGCCGTATCAGGAGTAGCAAACTTCAACCTTGACCTCACGGAGATCGTGGAGGAAGCGTTTGAGCGTGCCGGTTCCGAAATGCGTTCGGGGTATGACCTGCGTACAGCCCGCCGGTCATTGAACTTGTTGTTTGCCGACTGGGCCAACCGGGGTATCAACATGTGGACGTTTGAGCAGGGGACGATCAACCTTGTTCCCGGCACAGCCACATACAACTTGCCAGAAGACACAGTAGACCTTTTGGAACATGTGATCCGTACGGGCGCGGGGAGTGCTTCCACCCAAGCAGACCTGACCATCACGCGTATCAGCGTTTCTACCTACGCCACGATCCCTAATAAGCTGCAACAAGCCCGCCCCATCCAAGTATGGATTGAGCGTCTGGAGACACCGCGATTCACAGTCTGGCCTGTGCCAGACAATTCCCAGACGTACCAATTCATCTACTGGCGCATGCGCCGTATTGACAACGCCGGTACTGGTGTGAACACGATGGATGTTCCTTTCCGGTTCTTGCCGTGCATGGTGGCGGGGCTGGCCTACTACTTAGCGCTCAAAGTCCCCAATGGCGCTCAACGACTGGACGTACTGAAAGCGCAGTACGACGAGGCTTGGCAACTAGCTTCAGACGAAGACCGTGAGAAGGCATCGGTGCGGTTTGTGCCGCGTCAAGCCTACATAGGGGGCGGAGCTTGAAATGGGCAATAGGTTTGCATCAGGCAAGAACAGTATTGCCCTGTGCGATAGGTGTGGTGCGCAGTTCAAATTAACTGAATTACGCAAGGAAATTATCAAGACAAAGACGTACAATTTGCTTGTATGCCGGTCTTGTTGGGATCCAGACCAACCGCAGTTGCAGCTTGGTATGTACCCGGTGGACGACCCGCAAGCTGTGCGGGAGCCGCGCAGAGATACTACGTACGTGACGGCAGGGGTTAACAGTTCGGGTAACCTTACGGGAGGCTCAAGGGATATCCAGTGGGGTTGGAATCCAGTAGGCGGAGGCCGGTTTTTTGATACAGTTTTAACGCCTAACTACTTGGTCGGAACCACAAGTGTTGGTACAGTAACGGTTTCATAGGAGTCAATGATGGACACGAAAAAAGTAAAGCAAATTGCGGATACTGAGGCCAAGAAAATGGTCAAAGGTCACGAAAGCCGCATGCATGCCAAAGGCATGAAAAAAGGTGGCCCTACCAGTGAAGACCGCATGCGCGTAGGACGTAATCTGTCTCGTGCAGCTAACCAGAAAACGGGGTAAATCATGGCGTACAGTATGAAACGAGACGGTAAGGAAGTTGGCCCAGCCAGCGTTTACGCACCTCCACACACGATGGACGGTAAGGCCATGAAGATTTCCAGCAATCCCGGAAAAGACCCAAACCGTAGCAAGCTAGACACGCTTGATATCAGTGTTGGGTCTTTTAGTAAATCTGCTGGTAATGAGCCAACCAAGACTGATGGCATTAAAACCCGTGGTAATGGTTGTGCTACTAAAGGCGTGATGGCAAGAGGCCCGATGGCATGAACTACTCTGAGCTTTCGGCGGCGATACAAACGTACACGGAAAATAACTTTCCGGCGATTACCCTTGCGGACTCGTCTACTGTATCGTCTACGACTCAGATTAACCGCTTTATCCAACAGGCGGAGCAACGCATCTATAACACGGTGCAGTTCCCCTCGTTGCGTAAGAACGTGACTGGAACAATAACTTCTAGTAATAAGTACCTGTCTTGCCCAGAAGATTTTTTAGCCCCGTATTCGTTGGCGGTATACCCGTATGGTGGTGGAGACTACATATTCTTGCTGAACAAAGATGTGAACTTCATCCGCGAAGCTTACCCCGGCCCGACAAGTACAGGAACGCCAAAGTACTACGCATTGTTTGGGCCTACTGTTTCTAGTGGAACTATATCCAATGAGTTGAGTTTTATCCTCGGCCCCACACCGGATGCCACCTATTCCGCAGAGCTTCATTACTACTATTATCCTGAGTCAATTACCACTGCCGTTACCACATGGCTGGGTGATAACTTTGATACTGTGTTGTTGTATGGCTCGTTGGTAGAGGCTTACACCTTTATGAAGGGTGAAGCAGATTTAATAGCTTTGTATGACGGCAAGTACAAAGAAGCGCTAATCCTTGCCAAGCGTCTGGGTGATGGTATGGAGCGTCAAGACGCATACCGCAGCGGTCAATATAGGCAGGCGGTCACATGAGCATAGTCCAGACTCAGACCACTAGCTTCAAGAAGGAGTTGTATCAGGCTGTCCACAATCTATCCACAGATACGATTTACATAGCCCTGTACACCGCCAGCGCAGATTTAAACGAAGACACAACCGTTTACAGCGCAACCAATGAAGTTTCTGGCTCAGGCTACACGGCTGGAGGTCAGGCCTTGACTGGGGTAGCTATTAGCTCATCTGGCTATGTGGCCTATGTGAACTGGAGCAACGTGTCTTGGACAGCGGCTTTGACCGCCCGGTGTGCTTTGATTTACAACGTCACGCAGGGTAACAAGTCGATTGCAGTGTTGGACTTTGGGTCTGACAAAACATCGACCACCACGTTTACAATCACTATGCCAGCAAACACTTCAACTACTGCGCTTATCAGGAGTTCAAATTGATCGTTACTACCACCAAAGGCGACATGGATGATTCCTTACTGGAACACCGCGCCGGGGAAATTGAGAATGACAATGAGCTAACCACATGGGTTGAGTACTGGCTGGATGAAGAGTTGGTTCACCGATCAGTGCATGTTACGTTGAAAAAAGTGCCTACCTTTGCCGGTGGCGATACCGCATCTTTTTAAGGAAATATTATGGCTAATACTCAATCAATGGCTACTTCGTTCCTTAGTGAACTGATGCTAGGCCAACACCAACTTGGCGCTTCTACTATTGTTTCTCGCGGAAGCTTAACCGCTCCTACTACGGACACCTTGAAAGCGGCATTGTTCCTCGCTTCGGCTACGATTAACGCTGCTACTACGGCGTATTCAACTACAGGTGAAGTTACTGGCACAGGCTACACGGCTGGCGGTGTAACGGTCACCAATGCTACTGCGCCAACATCTACAAATTCCTCCGCAACAGCGGGCGTAGGTTATTGGACTCCCTCTGCATCTTTTGTATACACATCCGTTACATTGGCTACGGCGTTTGACTGTGTTTTGGTATACAACTCAACGCAGAGTAATAAGGCAATCAGTGTTCACACGTTTGGTTCGCAGACAATCACTGCTGGAACATTTACGTTGACCATGCCGTCCAACACCACTACGACTGCTTTGTTGCGTTTGGCAACAACCTAATAGCGGGGCGGCGTAAAGCCGTAAGCCATGTTTGGTATAACCCCTTTTGCTGGAGCGCCTTTTGGCGCTACTGGCGATACCGCCATAGTTCCAACTTCTGGTACTTGGGGATACGGCACTTGGGGTTCTGACCCTTGGGGTGGGCCTGCTGACATTACTGTTTCCCTAACAGGGGTAGAGGCATCTGGTGTAGTTGGTACGCCAACACCAAGCAATACAGGTACGGTTACTGGAGATGAAGCCACTGGTAGCGCAGGAACCACTGGGGTAAATTTTTTCTTTGCTTTAACTGGGGTTTTTTCGGCTGGGGCGGTAGGGACTCTTACTAGTAGCCGGACAGTTGCACTCACAAGCACCACTGCAAGCGGTTTACTTGGCGCATTTACTTTAAGTCATACTAATGCCGTAACTGGAGTTTCTGCGGATGGTGCGGTTGGCACTGTTTCCGATAAAGGGATCAGTATTGGTATCACGGGGATTGCTGCTGCCGGGGCTGTAGGAACCCTTGTACCTAGTAACACAGACGCAGATACAGGCGATACTGCAACAGGTTTTGTAGGCACACTAAGTTCTAGCCGTACTGTAGCTGTAACAGGTGTTTCTGCGGACGGTGCAGTTGGTACGGTTTCTGACAAAGGAATTGGTATTGGCATAACTGGCAATACCGCAACTGGAGAAACTGGGACTGTAACTCAGAGCATACAGGT